TTAATTTGTAGGTGTTCAGAGTCCTCTATCCTTTTATTTGGATGGAGGATTTTATTATGTCTATAAGTTTAGAGAAGGAGAAATTAATATGCCGAAAATTGGCAAGACAATAAGAGAACCTAAAACATTAACCGATAAAGTTTATTGTAGAATGTGTGCTGATTATAAATCTTCTACAAATTTTTATGAAGCAACTAATCCTATGATAGATAAAAATAATTTAATGTCAGTATGTAAAGATCATTGCAATAAAATATTTGATGATTACTTTGCTATTCATAATAATCTCGAAATTGCTATGCAGTTAACATGTGAGGATTTAGATGTTAGATATAGTAAAGAAGCTTTAAACCAAGCAAAATCTCATATGGAAAGTTTAATGGCAAAAGGCAAAAACGCAAATACAGTGTTTGGCTATTATAAATCAAAATTGAGTTCCACCAATAAAAGTAGCACAAAAATGGATTTATTTAGATATAAGGATAGCGATATTTTTGACAATAAAAGAACTATCGATTCAACATATGAGTATCAAGACGATGAAGAACAGATTGATGAAGATTTAGTTTTATTTTGGGGGAGAGGCTTTGATATCGATGACGTAATATTTTTAGAATCTGAATTGTCAAATTGGAAACAGACTCATAAATGTGACAATCAAGCAGAGATAACGTTATTAAAAGAAATCTGTATTAAGATTTTAGACATAAGGAAAACAAGAGAAAAGAAAGAAAATGTGGGTGTTCTTCAAAAAGAATTACAGGATCTTTTTAAAACTTGTTCCGTCGATCCAGCAAAAGCCAATGCTGCAAGTGCTGGTAAATCACATGATTGCTTTGGAATTTGGATTAAAGACATTGAGCAATTTAAACCTGCTGAATGGTACGAACAACAAGAAAAATATAAAGATATGGATGGATTTGTTCCTTATATTAAGAATTATATTGTTAGACCTATTGAAAACTTTATAACTGGAATTAGAAATTTTATCGTTGATGATAATATTGATGCAGATTTAGATGGTGTAGATGTTGGTGATTCTGATGGGTAGGTCATATCAAAAATTTGAGAATAATTTTAGTAAATATTCTGGTCATAGTAATCAGTTTAAAGCTCCAAAAGCAATGATAAAAGATAAAGAAATAAGTGAACAAAGGCAAGATAATTTAATAGATTGGATAACATTTTACAGACGCAATATACATCGGTTTATACAACATTACTTTTCTATTCAGCTCTACTGGTATCAAATTTTATGGATTTATTTTATGAGTATATCTGAGAATTTTGTGACAATAGCCTCAAGAGCAGCGGCAAAAAGTTGGTTGATCGCTGTGCTGGCATATGCTAGAGGTGTTCTTTATCCGAATTCGGAAATTGTGATTGTGGCAACAACTTTGAAGCAAGCCTCAATTATTTTTGGTAAAATGGCACGGCTTAAAGATGACTATCCTAATATTGCAAGAGAAGTTAAAGATTTTTCAGATACTCAAAATAATTGTAATTGTACGTTACATAATGGCACAACTATTAAAATTGTGGCTTGTCAGGAATCAGGAAGAGGAGAAAGAAGTACGTTTACAATTGGAGAAGAATTTAGGATTATGGATAAAACTAAATTCGATGCAATAGTAAAACCTTTTGCTTATGCAAGACAAACTCCATATTTAAAAAATCCCAAATATTCAAGTATTAAAATTTTGATTGAAGAACCGAGACAAATTCTTATATCTTCTGCTTATCACAAAGGATTATGGTGGTACAAAGAAACAATGACTACTATAAAAATGATGCTTGAAGGTAAAGATGCGGGATTTATTGCTTTTGATTATTTAATAGCAATAAAACATAATATTAAAACAGTAAAAGCAATAGCTAGAGATAGAGCGACAATGGACTCGATTACTTTTTTAGAAGAATATGAGAATATTCCATTTGGTGAAAATAGTAATGCTTATTTCAAGTTAGATATGTTCCAGAAAAATAGAAAACTAAAAAAAGCTTTTTATCCTTTTAGAAATGATAACTATGAAAAAAAGAAGAATCCAAATGAAATAAAAAAAGTTGATGGAGAGATTCGAATTGTATCTATAGATATTGCAACTAGAAAAGGTAAAAAAAATGATAACACTATTATAACCTGCATAAGAGCACTACCTACGGCTAAAGGATATGAAAGAGAATATGTTTATATGGAGAGTCATCAAGGTGAACATACAGAAAAACAAACACTTAGAATAAAACAAATACATTCAGACTTTGAGGCAGATTATATCGTGCTCGACCTTCAGCAAGCTGGAATTGCAATTTTTGAAAGGCTTGCAGTTATTACAAAAGATGAAGAACGTGGTGTCGAATATGAAGCTTTTACAGTCTTTGAACATAAATCTCTATCAAAATCTTTAATTGAAGAATTGAAGGAAAAAACATTAGCTATAAATGCGAAACCAATTATCTATCCTATAATGGCTGGTGCCAAAGATAATAATGATATAGCAGTTAATTTTAGAGATAAATTACAAAGAGGTATGTGTAGTTTTTTAGTTGATGAAAATGATGGTGAAGATTTTTTAAACAAAAAAAATAAAGATTTCGCTCGTAATCAGAATATAAATTTAAATGTTTGGTATTTACATCCTTATAGACAATTTGCAGAAATGATTAGTGAAACTATTAATCTTGAGTATTCAATGAGTGGAGGATATATAAAACTTGAAACGGTTGGATCGGCAAGAAAAGATAGATATACAAGCTGTAGTTATGGTGGATGGTTTATATCCTTACTTGAGCAAGAATTACTAAAAGAGACGAATAAACAAGACTTCTCACAATATATGATTGTTCCAGAAGGATTTTCGTCAAATAATGAAAATACTTATAGCTTCAATTAATTTAGCTCTCTCTCCCTTACTCTAATTAAAAATTATATAAGGAGGTGAAAAATTTTAATGCCAAGAGGTAAAAAAAATAAACCTGATATAAATTCAGAAGATATCCAAAATATCAACAATGTAGATATAAATAATCCTCCTAAATATGTTGAGTTTAATCAAGAATATATGGAAAATTATGCATTACAATATTCACAATCATTAACACAAACCATTAATCAAATAAATGGAATTAATAATAGTGGATTTTATAATCCAAATATTGCACAAGATTTCACTCAAAGTTTCAATATATCTCCACTTGTTCCAACTCAACCTCAACTAACTGAATGGTTAAAAAATCCATCTAAGCATCAAAAAGCATTAAGAGACGTTAGTCAATTTCTTAGTGGAGCTATTATGCAATATGAAAGATCCATCAAACATTTTAGCAGTATTATGACTTATAGATATGATTTAAGACCTTGTAATCGTGTTCCAAAAGATGCGGAAGGCAAGAAAAAATTCCTTTCTTCTATGGATACTTGCAATAATGTTTTAAGGAAATTAAATATTAAATATCAAATGGAAAAGATTGTCGGAGATGTAATGGAAAATGGAGTTGGTTTTTATTATATAAAAGAAACTAAACATTTTAAAACTCTCTATCCACTTCCGAAGGATTTTTGTTTTATAACTGGATTTTGGGACAATGGATATACGTTTGCCATTGATTTGACGTTTTTCAATAAATTTGTTGGATTGCAAGACGTAATTCCTGAGTTAAATTATGCTTATGAGATGTTTATAAAAATGCGAGAATTAGGCGTAAGTGGAACAAGATTAGCAATGTATCAATATTATCCTATGCCAATAGAAATATCTTGTGTATTTATGTTTGATCCAATTCACGCTGATGCTTCTCCCCCACTTAAAGGTGTTTTTAAAGATGCTTTCGAGATTCTATCTTATAAAGATTTGTTAAAGCAAAAAACTATTCTAGATACTGTTTCTCTTTTATTTCAACAGATTCCATATGATCAAGATAGTAAAAAATTTATTATGGAATATAATGAAGCATCAAAAATTGTGCAAACGTCACAACAACTACTTCCAAAAGGTGTAAGGACTCTAGCATCTCCATTTAAAGGTGAACAGTTTAATTTTAGTCAATCTCAAAGTATGAATAATATTAATGGAATGGGAGAACAGCTTTATTGGAGTAGCATTGGTGTAAACTCTACAATTATGGGTGGAGAAACTAAATCTGCATTGGTTTTAAAATATTCTCTTGAAAGTGACTATGGTTTTGTTGAGCATTTATATCGTCAAATAGAGAATATGGTTAATTGGCAATTAATGCTTGCATCTAGAGAATTCATCTGGCAGACAAAATTTTATGGAAATAGATATACAGAAGGTGAAGATATCGAAAGAGAATTAAAAGTAGTATCCACTTCAAATGCAGGAATTGAAAAGCTATATGCTCTTCGTGGATACGAACCTTTTGAGATTGATCCTATGCTTGACTTAGAAGAATTACTTGATAGAAAATCCAAGATGAAACCTATTATATCTGGTAGTCAGATGTCTGGTAAAGATGTAAATAATCCTGGAGGAGCACCTTTAAAAACGAACTTGGCAGAAGGTGGAGAAATCCAAAGAGAAAATGATAGTAATGCTAACTCTTTAAAATAAATATAATAATTAATCATTAGAAAGTTGGTGAAAAATGATTATATCAGAAGAACTAATAACTAAAATTACTTTTCAAATTCGTCACGAACTTGAAAATGCTCAGTATTATGCTTATTTCTCGGACTGGTTTTCTGTCCAAGGACTTAATAACTTATCTGAATATTATCGCTTGTGGTCAGATGAGGAAAAACGTCATTCTACACTATTTAGAGAATTATTGACTGATTTAGATATAACCCCAAAAAGATTAGAGATACCAGCCGTTGATTTTGAAATCAATGACCATAAAACCATTGCCGATAAGACAATGGAAAGAGAAATATTGACTACGCAATTAATTGGAGATGAATTATCTACCTCTTATTCAGATGGTGATGGTATATCCTCGGAATTTTTGTTAATGATGCAAAAGGAACAACGTGAGGAACTTAATAAAGCTAGTAATATCAAAATGCAATTATATGGTACAAATGATATTTACAGTTTTGATAACACTTTCGAAGTGGGTTGAATTAAATGAAAATAATAAATACGGGAAAAATGAATCATGACGATATATTTCCATGCTACTCTCCTCTTCTATCAAAATATTTAGTTGAGATAAAAGGTATTGAATTTGTTGATATTCAGTTTAGTGAAAAGAACAATAAGAAGATATGGATATTTATTCAATCTCCTATTCTCCAATTAGCATTAACTGAGTGGACGGAACGGGGAAAATCTGGTAATAAAATATATTAATTGAAGACTTTGCTGAGAGGTGGTGAAAAAATGAATGAAGTATTAAGTTTTTCAATTGATTATTATAAAGTTCTAGAAGATGATCCATATATAACGTTGCTCGAGCTTTATGTAGTTAGCGAAGGCAGTAATAGACATGATACATATTTTGATCTATCAAGTATAGAAGATGCTATTCCTAGTTTGCCAAATAAACCCCTTTTAGCAATATGGGATAGTTCTTCAAATGATGTTAAGGAACATGCAAGAAATAAAATTGACTTCGAAAAACAAGATTGTGTTGGAAATATTCCAGAAAGTTTAGATGCACAGATTGTTGATTATAAGGAAAAGAAATTTCTCAAATGTAAAGCTTGTGTTTGGAAGCATTATAATCCGAAAATATCAGAACTTCTAAGAAATAACACAAATACTAAGATTAGCATGGAAATCGAACTTCTGGAAAGTTACAAAGATGTTAATGATGGATTTATGCATATCACTAAATTCCGGTTCATGGGGATTACACTTTTAGGTATGAAGTATCTTGAAGCTATTCCAAATGCCAATGCTAAAATAATAAAATATTCTACTGCTGATTATTCTGATATGGTGAATAATACAAATAAGCAATTATCTCAATTCTCTATTCCAGAATCAATGAAAGAAAATGCAAAAAAAGCTCTGGAATTAACTCAAAAAAATCCACAACTAATTAATTTTGCGAAAGATATTATAAATAATGAAACATTATCTTTTAGCAAAGTCGGTTGGATTTTAAATAAAATTCAAAATCTTAAAAAAGAAGATAATATTATTTTTTTTGGAGGGGTTGAGAGTAAGGAATGGTGCGAAGGCATCATTCAAAAATTTAATATGGATCAAATAAAACAAGAAAAGGAGGAAGAAAAAGTAGTGCTAAAAGAAAATGAAGAAAAAGTACAATTAAAATTTGGTCTTAATTCATCTCAGATTAGAGAAATTCTTAATAATAATTTAGCTCAATACAAATATAAATGTGGAGATTGCGAATGGGGAAAATATTATGTAGAAGCATATGATGAAGAATTTGTTTATGTTTGGGATTGCGAAGACTCAATCAATAAAAGTATGACTTACACTCTTGTTGAAAATGTTGCAAGTATTGATATTGCATCTGCTCAAGAGGTTATTAGTGCTGGATACATGCCTGTTGGCACAAAAGAAGACGAACCTTCGGATGATCTAGAAGTTATTGATTATAAGGCTAAATTTGATGAGATGTCAGCTAAATATGAAGAAATGTGCGGTAAATATGAAGAAATGTGCGGTAAATATTCAGCTTTAGAAACTGAATCTACAGAAAAATATGCACTTATTGATGGTTTGCAAAGTTTTAAAGCAGAAACAGAAAAGAAAGACCTTGAAAATAAAGCTAATGAATTATATTCCAAATATGATAGTTACATAACTGAAGATGAGAAACAAGAATTAAATGTCAAACTTTTCAGTGTTGATAATTTTGATACTTTTAAAGAGAAAGTTTTCGCAATTGTGACTCCTAAAATGGAAGCAGAAAATATCGCATTGAAGCAAAATATTCCCAATGCTGATACAAATGCTATCAAATTTTCAACTATGCCCCTATTAGATAATCTTAATAAAGATGATGTTAAGTCGTCTTTTGAAAAACTCAAAGAATATGCCAATTCTTAAATTAAAATTAAAAGGAGATGTATTAAATAATGACAACTAAAATTTGCGTTCCTGTATTATTGCCTTTAGAAAAAGATGTAATTAAAGTTAAGGTTCCCGCCTCTACGACTATGTATCAAGGTCAAGTGGTCGTAGCAGAATCTCTTAATGGTACAAGTCAATCTATCTATACGGGGGCTATTGTTACTGAGCCAACAACTGATATTCCTGCAATAATTATTAATCAAGGTGTTTATGAGGATGTTAACGGAGCAAGGGTAAATGGTTATGTTAACCCTGGTGATTTTTCGTATAAGGCTGCCGATGTTATTACTGCGGTTAGACCTGCAAAAGACTCACTCTTCCAAATGACAAACGATTGCTTTAGTGGTGTTGCTGTTAAAGACCAATTCCTTATTTTGCAAGATAATTCTCATGATTTGGTCGTATCAGCTACGGTTACTACGAATGCACTTTCATTGCAAATTGAACAATTAATTAGTGTTCCTGTAGGAAATGGTTTTGAATCTGGTGTTCTATTAAGAGTTATTAACGGACGATAAATAATAAAAGAAAGGATTTGGTGAAAAATAATGAGCGAAATTTTAAATTTTTCTAGAGATATGTATACAAATCAAGAAGAAAGCAAAACAATTTTAGAAAACGCAGTTAAGTTAACAAAAATGGCTATTCAAAAATATCATGCAAAAGATAATGTTAGTAATGTAGCACTCTATTCATCTGTAAATAATGTTGAATATGATGAGTTAAACGAAACGGTTAAGAAAGCTATGATCAAATATGCTTCGAGAGTTGCAAATATCGGAGATATGTTCGATGTTAATACTTCAAATGGATTTAAGTCTGCAATTGGACAATTCTCTGCTTTTAGAGAAGCCTTATTTGCTATTGAAACAAAGATTATTGATACTGTAAATTCTAAATCGGAAGTAGAACAATCTTTATTGATGGCCGAAACACGCAATCTGGCGGATGGCGACTCAGAATCCTTTGATATTGGTAGCAAATCTTTGTATAAAGTAGAGGATACTGGATATAGCAATAATTCAACAAGACTACAATATCAATTTATGAAACCTGAGTTTTTAACTCCTCGTCCAAAAGATGCTGCTATTGCAATTGACCTCTATCAATTTAATGCTATTGGTTTTGATTTTGGTAAACAAATGGCTAAATTGGCGATATCTTTTAGAGTTGCTATGTATGATAGCATTATTGCTGCAATTTTTGATACTACTCCTTTAATTGGAACTCCATTTTATAAGGCAAACTTCGCTAAAACAACTTGGCAGGAATTAGCAAATAGAGTTACTGGAGCCAATGGATCTCCTGTAATGGCTTATGGTACTAATATTGCTTTAAGTAAAGCTTCTGATACAGTTGGAGACAAATGGGCATATGGAGTTAGTGAAGAGTTTGTTAAAAATGGTTTTGTTCGTGACCTTTATGGTGTTAATGCTATGTTGTTACAACAGGCTGTTAGTTCTAATGATTCTAATTATACCTTTAAAGTGCCTGATGATAAAATCTTACTGTTGACTCCAGCCACAGACAAACCAGTGAAAATCGTAATGGAAGGTCAAACTTTTGTAATTGCTGATGACGGAAGAACTAATTCTATCAATTTGAAGACTTATAAATATCGTCAAGCATGGGCTACTAAGATTGCTACTCAATCTGCGTATGCTATTCAAGCAGTATAAATAAGATATTTATAATATATTGGAGTAATCTTCGGGTTACTCCTTCCAATTGATTTTAGAAGGAGAATTTTTTGAATGAATGAAAATTTAAGTCTATTAAAAAAAGACGATCTAATAGAAATTATAAAATCAAAAGACACCGAATTGGAAAGTGTCAAATTAGACATTGAGTCACTTAAAGATATGTTTAAAAATTTGCAACTTACTAATACTTCAACAGAAATTGTTACTGAGAAAATTGAACATAAAAAAAATGAAGATATAGCAAAAATTGGTTCATGTCTTATTGGCAGACATTTTTTATGTGATAATACTGGAGCAGAAGTAATTGAATTAGAAGATGTTGGAGATGTCGTTTCAGTAAGTATAAGAATATTAGACAGCATAATGACATCTAGAAATAAGGTTTTATTCAAGGAGGGTTTAGTTTATTTTCTAGATGATTCTTTTTATGAAAGATATTCTATTAAAAAAAATGCAGTTCTTAATGATTCGACAATAGATAAAATTTATAAAATGGATATTAATGATATGGTCAAAGAAATAGATAGATTGACCAATGATGGAAGAAATGAAAAAATAAAATATTCTTTGTATTGGTCGTTTGTAAAAAACATTGCTGCTGGCAAAGATGGATATAACGATAAGAGCAAAGAAATTATGTTAGCAAATTATTTCAAGGCAGATATTAATAATTCTATTGGTCAACTCTCTTATTGCAAAGAAATTGGATATTTTTAATAATTTTTAGTAAAGGAGGAAAATAAGTGAGTAATTATAATAATGATTTTGAATTTATAACTCCATCCGTTCCTAGTGTCCCTAGAGTTATAGTAATTAGTAAGGTTTGTGCAATTGCTGATTTCACTGATAACACAAATACTACTGGATATATCGATTTTGCTACTAATGCATTACCTTTGGGAGCTATTCCTATTGCTTGGAAAGCTGTAGTTACTGGTGGTTTTACAGGTGATACAACAGCTATAATTGAACTTGGTGTATCTGGTGATTTAACTAGATTTAGCGCGGATACAGCACAATCGGTTTTTGCTACTGGAACTGTTGGAGCTTCTGTACTTGCGGCAAGTGCTTGTGATGGAATGGGTGCCGCAACCACCCCTAGAGTGACTATAACTGGTACTGCCGATTTTACAAGTATTAAAACGGCAGCAACGGGCGCAATGACCGTTCATTTGTATTGTATTCTAACAGTTTAATTAAATGTAAATATACATTATAAAGGAGGAAAATAAATAATGGCAACTAATTTTATAGGTCGTTCATTAACAGCTAATATTGCTGAACAACATGTGGATTTAAATATGGGTTTTTTATATACAATATCTAACGATAGCACGGCCGTTGTTACTTTATCATTTGAGGTAGCTAGTGCTTCTGCCACTGAATTAATGGTCTTAAAAGCTGGTGAAGCAAGAACCAATTTAGATTTACAGATTGGAACGTTGTATTACAAAGCTGATGCCAATACTTCTGCCGTTAGAATTGAAGGATTGAAGAAAAAGAACGTTAATTATTAATATTTAGATAATATGGTTCTTTAATAAGGTAGCTAACTTATTAAAGGTAATAGTAAGACATGTGCCTATACACATGTCTTTTCCCATTTATATCTCTAATATAGGAAAGGAGAAAAATAATAATGGGGTTAATAACTAAAGAAGTAATGATTAATTTGCATCCTATGACAATTAATCATTATGAAAAATTAGGATATGAAATACCAAGAAGAAAAGATGAAAGAAATAAAATGCGTGTCATTCAAGGCACAAAATTGCTAATTAGTGTAAATCATTTATTAGATAAAAGTGGTGTAAGAATTGATGCTCAATGTGATAATTGTGGCAAAGAATTAAAAAATATAAGATGGGTAGATTATTTATTATGTGTTAAAGAAGATGGTAATTACTATTGCAATAATTGTTCAATTCAATTATTTAATAGTAATAATATTAAAAAAACTAGACTTCTAAACGGAAAATCTTTCGAACAGTGGTGCATTGAAAACTCCAAACAAGATGTTTTAGATAGATGGGATTATAAATTAAACAATAAAAATCCAAGTGAAATTAATTATGGAACAAATGATAAGTATTATTTCAAATGTCCAAGAAAGTTACACATAAGTGAATTAAAGAATATTAATTTATTTACCTGTGGTAAAGAAGGTAGCATTAAATGTAAGGCATGCAATTCTTTCGCTCAATGGGGTATTGATAATATAAGTGAAAATTTTCTTAGTAAATATTGGGATTATAAAAAAAATACCGTTGATCCTTGCGTTATTGCTTCGCAATATAATAAAAAAGTATGGATTAAGTGTCAGGAAAAAGATCATCATGGGAGTTATCCTATTTCGCCAAATAGTTTTGTAAATAATCGTAGATGCCCTGAATGTCGTAAATCAAAAGGAGAAAATAAGATTAAAGATATTTTAGATTATTGTAATTTTATTGAGATTACTCAAGATGAATATAATATTTTGAGTGATTTAAATAAATTACTGAATATATATTATATATCTCAAAAAGGATTCAATAATCTTATTGGTTTGGGTGGGGGTAATTTATCTTATGACTTTTATTTGCCTAATCAGAAATATAATTTACTTATAGAATATGATGGTGAATATCATTATAAACCAATTAAAAATTATAAAAATGAACCAATAAAATATGCGGAAGAGAGATTAGAGAAACAGCAAAAGCATGATAAATTGAAGAATAAGTATGCGAAGGAACACAATATAAATTTATTGCGTATTCCATATTGGGATTTTGACAATATTGAAAAAATATTATTTTCTTTCATAAAAAAGGAGGGGGGTTAAAATAGGAACTTCATTCAAAGAAATCTATGCCTTAAATGCGGTGATAAAATCTGATGGGAGATTGAATGCCAAACCATTAAATCTTATATATCAATTATATTATCAATATTTAAGTTTTGCGATTTCGTATTTTAATGACGATTGCTATAAAAATTTAGATAATATAATAGAATTTGATCAGAAAGAATATGTATTTATAGGTGATGGTATTAAGAATAAATTTGTTTTAGATACTGCACCTCCTATAGATTGTGAATTTTATATATCCACTGATTTAAGTTCTGATTATTCATATTCTTACAATAAAGATACTTTAGAGATTACAATAACACCTACCCCACCAACGGGAGAAGTATATATAGCAGGTTATATTATAGGCGAATTTATTGAAATTTTAAATATGAAAGAAAAAATTATCTTAGTAGAAGGAATGAATGTCCCGTATTTAGAAGAGAAAAGAAACAAAGAAGAATTATTAACACAAAGTGTTTATAGTGGAGATTTTAGAAGAACATCTCAAGCAGAGCATATTCATCAAATTAATATAAGTATCGACAATCAATATTGGAAAAATGTAAAGACTCTGATTAATGAATACTCGTATAAGCAAGATCCTAAAGGATTGCTTGGTTTAGGTGGCGGTTTAACTTGATTAAAAATACAAATTTTATTCAAGCTAATAATGTTTTATTTGGAAGTAGTTTAGGTAAAAATGGAGCCATAGATAGCTATTTAGACTTTATAAATGAGGGATTTGAGTTATCACTTTCTTACTATCAGATAACTAAAAATGAAGATTATACTACAACTTTTGATGCATGGATAATAGATGAAAAAAGTTACGATGCCGATATTAGTAAAAAGAAAATATTGATGAAACCTAATCAAGATTTATCTCAAGGAGAAATTATTAATTGGGAAAATAAAAAATGGCTATGTACTAAGATAGATCAACAAAATACTTATTATAACGATGGTTTAATTGAGTTTTGTAATTATGAATTAAAATGGGTTAATTTAGATGGGAAAATTCAAAGTGCATGGGGCGTGCTTGAAGCTAAAAAATTATTTACAGAAGGTGTTCAAGAGCAAAAATATATAATAACTGGAAATGTAGAGCATCGAATTACATTATCTAGAAATAACGAAACATTAAAAATACGAAGAGATGATAGGTTTTTAATTAGTAACAATATAAATAATCCTATTGGTTATAAGGTTACTAAAGTTGATGACAGTTTTAAATATGGATTGGTCATTTTAAATCTTCAAGAACAAGGTGCGGAAGTTTCTCCTAATGATAATGCTGAATTAATGATTGCTGATTATTATAATAGAATTTCTTCTTACTCTCTCTCTATTTTAAATGGTTCCTCACTTCAAGTTAATATCGCACAAGATTTGCAGTTAAATATTGAAGTAACAAAGACTCAAAATTCTATTACTACCATACTCTCCCCTACCCCTTCAATTACATACTTTAGTTCTGATACTACTGTTGCAACTATTAATTCTAGTGGATTGGTTCATTTCTTAAAAACTGGAACTGTAAATATAACCGCATCTCTTGCTTCTAATGTGACTATATCAGATTCAATAACACTTACTGGTATTTCTGTACCGCAAGATAATTTCACATATACCCTAACTGGAAATGTAACCAACGACTCTGAAATAAAAATGGGATCAACAGTTATATTTACTGGTAAAAAATTTAACAATGGTATTCAAGATAATACTGCTATATTTAATTTTAGTATTGTAAGTGGTAGTACGCCTGTTAGTGCTTATACTTTTGTTGGATCATTGAGTAGTAATACTTGCAGTATAAAATGCAACAATTATACTTTCTATATTAATTTAAAAATGATTGATTCGGTTAGTGGTTTTGAGACAATAAAACAAGTGAAGTTAAGGGGAATTATTTAATTATAATTTTGAGCAATAATCTCAAAATTATAATATATTCACATTTATATATCAATAAAATAAATTAAAGGAGGAATTCTAGATGGCATTTACGGGATATTCCCATTTTACAGATGGCAATAAATGTAGTGAGCAAATTATAGCCGAGTTGGGGTTCGGCACAGCAGGAACAAGTGAAGTATTGGGAGATGTTCTTGAAGGTACAATTAAATCTAAAATTAAATTCTTACCACAAGTATCTGCGGCTACTTCTGGAGTAAATTATCACAAATTATTTGCAATTGGAGATGTTACTGGTACTACAGCTTATGGATTTGGAGATGTTTCTAAACCCACAACTGGCTTCATGGCTTGTTTTGGTCGTACAGCCATAGCCACAGGAACACAAACTGATACGGGCGACGATGTTCGTGTTATTAACAAGTTAGTTAACACAGGTACATATTCTATTCAAGGTCGATATACAAAGGCTAAAAACTATACAGGAGGAACAGTTAGCGGTGACTTAATTGGACAATTTATTGAAGTCGTCAATGACGGAACAGTAACAGGTAAAGTTATTGGTCTAAAACTTGGTAAGGATACTGGTACAATTGATGCCGATATCCAATTCACTAACGGAGTGTATTTTGTTGCTTTAGCTACTGCAATTACAGCAAATTCCACAACAACTTCCACCCCTGCCGGATCTATAGGTATTACTTCTCATGCTACTGGTGTGGGCAAACTATTTGTTTCTGATGGAAGTAAATGGCAATTTATAGCGGTTGCTTAATAGGAGTGAAATATTTTTTGGATATTGAATTATTAAATGAACGTTTAAAAACTCTTACTACCCAATTGCAAGATGCTCAAAATCGTATAGAACAAGGAATGGCAGATATGAATGCTCTTGATGGAGCAATTCAAGAAGTTAATTATTGGAGAAATATTATTTTGGAAAGTCAAAATCAAGAAATTTAAACAGATAAATAAAATTTATAGATTATATAGGGTAGAGATTAATTTTATTAGTCCTCTACCCTATTAGTTTTAAAAGGTTGGTGGTGATTAGTGGGAGATAAATTTGTTGATTACGTAGAACTAAATGGTGTTGAAAAAATACTTAATTATCTTGCATCATATTTAATTTCTAATGATTCAATATGTAAACTTCTAAAGTTTAATTCAATGGATGCTTTATCTCAATCTTTAAGTGATGATGATAGAAATTCTTTATATGATTCTTCTTTGGAAAACAAAGATAATAGACGTATCTATTTTCAACCGTATATTAACAAAACGATTATAAAGGAACAAACAGAATTAAGGATATACGCTTCTTCCTTTAATATTGAATCAAGAATCTTAGGTAAGGTGTATATTACAATAGATATAATTATTCATAATAACTTGTGGGATTTGGAAGATTCAAGAATTCGACCCCTTACCATCCTGAATGAATTAGCCATCTCATTAAACGGTTCAAACGTTGAAGGTATTGGGTTAATTAATCTTGAAGGCGAGAGGATTGGTTTGATAGCTTATAATGACTACATTTCAGGATATCACATGACATTTTGTACTAGAGTGGATTGATATTATGGATATAAATTTACAAGATTACGAAAAATATTATATTTACGATAAGCCAATTCCCTATAAAGATTTACTTATTCTTCCAGTAAAAATGAGTGAATATCTTGAGTTTCATATGGCTGCTAATTGTCTAGTGCTAGAAAAAAATAAAATACCTAGTCCAGATTTCATCAGAATGTCTTATTTAGATTTTCTTTTTTATTTAATGATAAAAGATGAAAATGGACAGTTCTATTCCTCATTGTTTTTAGAATTATTTAGAATTTGTTTGGATATCTTGCCGGAAGAAATAAAATATATACAGGATGAAAAGGGGAAATTTAAGTTAATTCTAAAAGAGATAGAATATGATAAGGATGATTTTGATAACATTCGGAAAATAATACTTTTTCAAAATATTATTGATTATGACGAAACTTATATAGATCCTAAAGTCGAAAAAACACTTAAAGAGGCTCAAGAATTCATGAGTAGGAATAAAAAGAAAATGTGTTCTCTAGAGGATCAATTAATTTGTGTTTTAATAAGTACTGCCTTAAAACTTGATGATATTTATAATTTAAGCATTCGAAAATTTTCAAAGATTTTAGAGAGAGTTGATTATAAATTACATTATTCAATATATAAACAGGCTGAAATGAGTGGAATGGTTTCGTTTGAAGAAGAGATTGACCATTGGATGTGTGACTTAAAGAAAAATAAATATTCTGATGTCATTGTTGATTATGGTGAATTTAAAAACAAATTTCAAGGCGTAACCTAAATTATAAACAAGGAGGAATAAAATTCATGGCAATTAATAAAAAATTTATTTGTGGGGTAGGTAAAACTTTTAACTATGATGCAAATGATAATCTCTTATGGACTGGTAAAACATTAATTAAAAGCGCAATTGAAATTAGTACAGGTTCACAAAAGATTACTGCTGGTCAGGGTAATGTCCTTCAGATGGTGTATTACCACACAGGAGAATTAACCTTAACACAAGAAGAGCAACAATTTAATTTAACAATGATCGCAAAATCGATTGGTTCTTCAATTGTTACTGGTGCAAATGTCTATGCCGAAGAAACAGTTTCTATAACTTCTAATGCTGGAACAGTAGTCGGTACTCCAATCGCTCCATCAGCATTAGGGACAATTTTTGGTTGGGCAGAATTATCAGATGGTACTACTGAAAGGTTTACTTTTACTGGTAGTGGTTTTACACTAGTAGGCCAAGCAAGTGGAAATGTTTGTGTTAGATATTATAATACTAACTCAGCAGCTCGTCAAATAACTGTAAACTCAAATATTATTCCATCAGTTGTTAGAACAGTTATTGAAGCTCAAATGTTTACAGGAGATCCTAATACAGTAAGTACATCTACTTTAGTTGGTAAAGTTTTAGTGGAAGTTCCGAGATTGCAGTTAGATGGTACGGCTAAATTAGACTTAGGAACAACTGGCGTTTCTAGTACACCAATTAAGGGGATGGCACTATCTACTCCTGTGGCAGGATGTTCTAGCTCTGGTATCTATGCTACTATTACTGAGGTATTAGATAATGCAAATTGGTACGATCATGTCACGATGCTTGCTATTGCAGATGATACAGTAAGTATGACACATCCTAGTACTAAGACTCTTCAAGTTTGGGCGGTTCCTACTAATGGTGATGCTCCGTTTATTGCTCCTGTTGCAGATTTATCCTTCACTTCTGGAACAACCGCGACGTGTACGGCAGGTTTACATACTGGATTAATTACCACCGTGGCAACGGGAACAAGCGTAATTACAGTTGTAATAACCGCAAAGAACACTGTTACCACTACCGCCACCGTTACAGTATCCTAAATAAATATATATAATTATATTTAATATGAGTTGTGACTATGGAGTTATAAAAGATAATGGAATTTTTTGCGAATTAATAAAAGACAATTGTACTTTTGTGAGATGGTGCTACAACTCTCAATGTATTAAAAACACAGAAGGATACGTTAATTGTAGGATTAGGAGTGGGACAATGCCCAAAGAGGACATCGTTAAAATAAAGGAGATAAATACATCTATTAAAGAAATAAAACCTGATTCAAAAATATTAAAGTCAGAATTAAAAGAATTGATCTGTGAGATCATTTGGATTAAAAATAAATCAAATGATTTTGCAATAGACTTTGATGGACATGGAATTACTTTGAAAATAAGTGATGGTTTTATTTTAGATAAAGATGACAAAGTTATCAAAATATATTATGATTCGGAAATTGGAAAATCAGATTTTAAAATATATCCATATTTTATTCAATAAATAAAATTAAATAAGGAGAAGACAGACAAAACACAATTGTCTTCTTCTCCTTATTTTTTCTTAAAATAATTGGACAAGAAAGGAGAAAATAAAATGGCTTTTAAATATGTCCATAATATAAATAAAGATATTCATTATATTGCTTTATCGACAGATACAAAATTAAATGGTGATATAGGATCAATATTGTTTACTTATGATGACGGTAAATATTACATAAATGTAGATGGTGCTACAAGTTGGCAAGCATTTGTCGCTCCAAAGTTGGCTACGTGATGGATTTAAACCATTTTAAATGGCATTTTTAACGGCATTGTGGTTGGTTTGCACAAATCACACCAACTACATATTTAAGACTGAAACAGAGGCATTTATATTGAGTAAAGTGCCTCTTTTTGTGCCTTAAATTAAATAGATATATAAAATAAATATAATATTTAGGAGATGTTTATAATAGCAAAACGCCAACGCTCAAAGTTTAATGTTGATACTTCTAAGAAAGCTAAAGAAAAACGTACACTGAATGGATATACCTTTGATTCAGATATCGAATATAAATTCTATACATCCCTCCTATCTCAACAAGAAAAAGGACTAGTGAAGGATATAGTAATTCAACCAAAGTTCGAACTACAACCTAAATATGAAAAACTAGGCAAGAAAGTACGTCCAATTCAATACATAGCTGATTTTCAAGTGGAATATTCAAATGGAGATATTATAATTTTTGATGTCAAAGGTATGGTTACACCAGAGTTTAAATTGAAACGTAAGATTTTTGACTATATATTTCCAGATAAGATTTTGAGATGTGTGAATTTTTCACGCTTAGATGGTGGTTGGTGCGACATCGAGGATATAGAAAAAGGCAGAAAGTTAAGAAAGAAAGTTAAGAATTCTTAGATTATAAATATAAAATAAATATAAAATATATAAGGAAGTGATTCAATGACAGAACGTGGCAGAGTATATAATCCCATCTACACCAAACAGGAATGGGAATTAGTTAATCCTAAAAATAAAGAAGTAATGAATGATTTCCTTGAAGAATATAAACAACGTAAAAAGAAGAAAAGCACAATTGAAGGATATTTTCAAGATCTGAGAATCATTATGCTTTATGTCAAAAGATTTTGTGATAATAGATGTATTCTTGAATTAGGTAAGAAGGATTTTAGAAAGCTCAGTATATGGTTAAGTGAAGATTTAAAAGTCTCCAATGCAAGAGCAAATAGATTGATGAGTGCCACTAGGTCTATGCTGTCATATTGCGAAGATGATGACGAAACAGAATATGAAAATAATGTGGCACGCAAAGTACATGGTTTGCCATCTGAACCAGTAAAATTAAATGAAGATGATTTCTTTATGACTTTTGATCAGATATGGAAAGTCAGAGAAGAATTATTAAAGCGTGGTAAATTACAGCTTGCGGTTTTACATATGCTCTTATTTGATTCAGGCGGAAGAAGAAATGAAGTCTTTCAAATCAAGAAACAAGACGTTCTAGAAGGAAATAAAACTAATATTGTTGTTGGTAAAAGAGGAAAATCGTTTCCTTTAGTGTTCTTAAATGATACCAGAGAATTGACTAGAAAGTTTATCGAAGAACGTGGTGAAGATAATTTAGATCTGGTATGGGTTACTGGCAAAGGAGATAATAAAAGAGAGGTAACTTATGGTGCTATATATGATAGAGTTGTTGCTATCTCTGAAATATTGAGTGAACTTGAAGGAAAAGAAATTAATATATTCCCACACAGCTATCGTCATTCACGGGCTGAATGCCTCCTTCAAGGGCAAGACCCAAGAATTATTGATCCTACAACTGGATTGCCTAAAAAGTTCTCTTTAGAAGAAGTACAATTATTTTTACACCACTCAGATCCGAAGACCACTCAGGGCTATGCCAAGGATCATAGTGAAGAAATGATTGATGGAATGTTTTTCTTTGATAGTGAAGATAAAGAAATCGACAAACTTGTTGAGGATATTGAAGAAGTAGTTGAAACTGATTAGAACTCCAATTTGAATGGATAAATATATTAGTAAAAAAAGAATCTGTAGAAATATGGGTTCTTTTTGTGTATCTATAAAACTTTTAAATAGATAGCCTTGGCAACAAACGGTGTCATGAACCGAGAAGAGGATCACTCCCCTCTTCTTTTTTGTTGTCTTTACATAGTTTTTGTGGAGTGAGTGGTAAAAATTAAGGAGTGATAGCTATGAGAACATATGAAAGTGTAAAAAATTTCATCGAAGTGGAAACTAATTCAGGATGTAAGCTTATTAGTACAGAATACATACGTGATAAAGAATATTTAGATATTGAATGCGAATGCGGGAAACCTTTTAGAGCAACATTTGATAGATTTAGAAGCGATAACCAAAGAAAATGTAAAGATTGTACATGGAAAATAAAAAATAAACAATATAAATGGAATAATTATACACAGAATGATTTTATTAATATAGTGAAATTAAAGGCATTAGAATTAGGAAGAATTCCAAAACAAGATGATTTTGGAAAAAATAATAATCTTCCTTCTTTCTCAAATATTCGTACTAAATTAAATGTAAAAACATGGAACGAGGTTTTACAATTATGTGAAGTTGGTAATGCGAAAGAAAAGCATTATGATGAAGATAAAGCTCTTCAAAAGTTAAAGAGTTATATTGAATCACTAGGGTATGTCCCTACTAGGAATGCATTACAAGAAATTCCGTTCCAACCATCTATGACGTGGTTTGGAAATAAGTTTGGATCTTACGAAAACGCTTTACAAAAAATAGGTTATACTCGTATCACCACGGATAATGAATTATTAGATATTCTTAGAAACTTTAAAAATAAAAATAGAAGATCACCTACAACTAAAGATATGATTAATTCTAACGGGTTACCTAGCACAGAATCATATTATGAAAGGTTTAACACATTCTCATGGAATGAAATATTAGAATTAGCAGGACTTGAATTAAATCATTTTCAGGGATATACAAAAGAATACGCCTTAGAAAAACTTAAAGAATATTACAATACATATAATAAAGTATTAACAAGAGAAGAACATAGAAAGTATAATCTTGAACCAGCTCATGATTGGTATTGTAAATATTTTGGAAGTTATGAACAAGCGTGTTTTGAAGCAGGATTAATTGATAAACCATTGACTGATGATGAAAGAATTAGTATCTCTATTGAAGAGTTAATAAAATTAGCAAATCAACTAAATAGGTGTCCAACAGTCGAAGAATATGAATCAATTAAACATAAGGGGTTCCAAAGACGTACTCTAGAAGATAAATTACATATAAAATATAATGACTTATGTGTGAAACAAATACCTCAACATGTTAAGTTTTATTTAGATAATAATGGTGAAATATGTAGGTCTTTAGTAGAACTTAATATTTCAAATTTTCTCATTACTAATAAGGTTAAATATGAGAAAGAAACTTATTATACTGAAATACTAGGATTTATGGGAAGGAGAAGGTTTGACTGGAAAATATATATTGGAGAAAATATTTATTATGTTGAATATTTTGGTTTATTCTATAAGAACCCAAAAAGAAGCATTGATGTAGAATACTTAAAAAATGCTAAATATAAAATTAAAAAATTATATCAATATGGCTTTGCAGACAAATGCCTTTTTATATTTCCTAGTGATATCAAAACAAAATCATTAGAAGAAATATTTTCTCAGATTGGATTAAAGGTAATTGATAAAGTTGCGTAATTCCAATTATTAGTTGTATCCTCCCTCCTATTACCCGAATGGTAAAATACAATAATTGAAAGGCGTGTAACATAAATGGAAGAGCAAGAGCAAAACTTAATCACCTTAGAGAAATTAATAAATGATTTTAGTATAGAAAATTATAATACTATAAAAATTAAATCATACTTCCCTTTTGGTTTTAAAAGACAAATGATTAGCAATATTATAAATATTTCCACTATGGTTCCAACTGAATCGGAAGCAACCAACGATTTAATAAAAATAGATTTTTCATTACTTAAAATTGCCAGAGATTATAATATATTTATAAATTATTCAAATTTGGATGAAAACGGAATGAATATGTATGAAATTTATGATATTATTTCTGAAAAAGGTATTTTAAAATATGTATTAAATAATATACCTTCTGATGAATTAGATTTTATTGATGAAATAATTGAAAAAGAGATAAATCAAATTCAAATTGTTGATAATGGAATTAGCACAATTTTAAGTAAAAATTTAAGCAAGGTCATAGATAAATTACCAAACAATAAGGAATTAACAAAATTAATCAAGGAGCTACCAAAAATAATTAACAAGATTAATCCTGATAATTTAAAATTTGTTGCAGATACCATAAAATTTAATAATGGTTTAAAGTAATGCCAGAATTTAAAGATTTAAATTCATTATTAAATTATATCGAAGCCAATATACCAGTTAATCTTGAAAAAATAGGTGAAGAAGTAAAAAACATTCTTAAAGACAATATTGAGAAACTTTGGTATGGTAGAAACTATACTCCAACCAATTATACAAGAACCAGAGAATACATTAATTCTCTCCAATGTTCTAATGCAAAGAAAATTGGAGGAGGATATCAAGTTGAAATATATTTTGCAACAGATTTAATATTACCTCACTCTTCCGATAATGGTGAATGGGGTCAACATGAAAGCATTCATGGAGAAGACGTTAGTGTTGCGATTCCATATTATATTGAATATGGTAATAATTCTTCTTTGTTTAGTTATGATGGTGTTCAGCCAGTACAGCACACAAAAGAATGGCTAAACGATGCAGATTATGTAAAAAAGAGAATGAGAGAATTATTAAGTGGTTATGGGTACATTATTTAATAAAACGATAAAGAAGAGTGTACTTATGTTATACACTCTTCTTTTTGATTGCTGATAAATTTATTATTCTCAATTCTCATTCTATTTAATGTACTTACAATTTCATGAAGATTTTGATTCCTATAGCCCTGCTTAAATACACAGGTTATTTCTATTTCATTCTGTATATATGATAGGATAAAAAACTGCTCTTGTATTTTTGTTGTTTTCTTTGCTCCAAAAGCAAATATACCAAGAGCAACCAATCTAGTTAATGTTACATCTTTTTGAATTTCCGTTTCTGTTTTAACTTCATATCTAATGATTTGTGCTAATGGTATTTCTTCACCCGTGTCTATATTTTCTCTAAAGAAATATAATGTTTTATTTGTTTTTATTTGAAATTTTAATGTGGCATTAGTTTTTAAATATGGGTGTCCTGTAAGGTGAATAATCATATATTCACATATTACATTTCTTTCTTTTAAATCATTTAAATAATTTTCCATTTGCTTTTTTGTTCCTTTTCTTCCAATGGTTAGAGTAAGAATTAGATAAATTATAGCTATTGTAAAAATAATAAAAAATATTATTGATAAAATATTCACATTAATTCACCTCATTTACATTATAATATAACCTTTTAATATTATGCAAGATATTGATTCAAAATAAAATATATATATTTGTAATTTCAAGAGAGGGTTATCCCTTCTCTTTTTTATTAAGGAAAATCGAGAGAAGGAGGTAACACGTTTTGGATAATCTTTCAATTATTATACAAGCAAGATTAAATGCTTCCCAAGCAGGGCAAGCAATTAATCAAGAAATTCAGTCATTGTCAAAACAATTAGCCCCATTACAATTAAAATTAGATACCGCCACATCGGTTAAAGATATTAAAATTCTTGCAGATGGAACCCAACAATTACAAAAATATGTAGTTGGAGCTACTGATTCTTATGGAAATCAAGTTAAAATTGTTCAAAAACTAAATGCTGAAACTGATCAAATGGTTGTATCTCAATTAAAGCTGACAGAGAATAATAAGTTATATAATGCTAGTTTAATGGAGACACAGGCATTAAAAAATGATTACAATAAACAATTATTTAGTAATTTTAATCAATCTCTAGGCATAGGAGTTGTAGATCCAAATAGGATAAATGCTAGTAATTCTGCACTTAAAGAATATTATAATAATGTAGATAAAATTAGTAGGGTATCTACAGTTAGAACTTCAGACGCTATAAATAGTGGTTTTATAGTTCCAGAAAACAGGATAACTGCATCCAACTCCGCACTTAGAGAATATTATGCCCAAATGGATAGAATTAGTAAAGTATCCACAGTCGGGACTTCCGAAGCTATTGGAAATAGTTTTAATAATTTTAGAAGTTTAGATACTAATAGAATAACGTCGGCAAATTCCGCTCTAGCTCAGTTGTTTACAAATTCCAATAGAAATATTAATTCTATGACAGCATTAGAACGCCAAGTAGTAAGTCTAAATCCAGAAATTGCTAGTCTCACTCGTCAAACACACGAATCTGCACAATCTTTTAGTAGTTCGGCTCAGAAAATGATCCAGTGGACTCTTATAGGAACGGCTATTTTTGGAACCCTCAGACAGATCTCTAGTGGTTTTAAATACGTCTATGAGTTAGAAAATAATTTAAACCAAGTACGTATCGTAACTGGTCAAACACAAGAACAAGTGGAAAAATTAGCTGTATCATATAATAAATTAGCAAAAGAAATGTCTGTAACTACAAGCGAGTTAACAGCAACTGCTGCGGACTTATTTAGACAAGGTTTAGACAATAGCCAAGTGGAAGATCGAATGAAGGCAATTGTAGAGTATGCAAAAATAAGCTCAATTTCTTTGGAGGACAGTAATACAATTATTACCGCTACGGCAAATGCTACTGGAGAAAGTGTTCAGAAGATTATAGACATTTTTGCGTTATTAGGAGATACTACAGCAAGTGGTGCCGATGAAATTGGGGAGGCTCTAACTAAGGTTGCATCAGCAAGTGAGAATAGTAATATTTCACTCGAAAAAAGTGCTTCATGGCTGGCAACGATTTCCAGTGTTACGAGAGAATCTGCATCAACTATTGGACGATCTTTAAATTCTGTCATTAGTAGATATGAATCAATAAAAAAAACTGGATTTAATTCTGACGATGACACTAAAATAAATGATGTGGTAAAGGCTCTTTCAGATATCGGAATTAAAGCGACAGATTCTCAAGGACAACTTTTAGACTTCGCAATAATAATGGACACTGTCGGAGAAAAATTTAGTAGTCTGTCTAAAAATGAAAAAGCATATATAGCCACCACAATGTTTGGGACTTTTCAAAGAAACCGAGGACTAACCCTATTAAACAATTATTCAGACTCATTGAAAAATTATGAGAATGCCTTAAACTCTGCTGGAACAGCCGATTCAAAGTTTGCAATCTATCAAGAATCGAGTGCTGCCGCTATGGATAGATTAAAAGCTAGTTGGGAGTCTTTTTGGCAGTCATCTGTTAGCACAGATTTTATTAAAGGTGGTTTAAATTCATTATCATCTTTTATCAATACTTTTGGTAATTTAGGAACAATAATTACTGCTGTTACTACTGCAATATTAATATTTAAAGGTACAGATATTGCTAATTGGTTTAGAACGTCAACTATTGCTACTCAAGGATTTAGAGTCGGTATTATTACTACTAGGGGAGAATTGATCGGTTTAACTGAAGCAGAAATTGCCACTAGAACCGCCACAACTGGATTAACATTAAGCATGAATGCTTTAAAAGTTGCATTTATGTCAAACCCTCTGGGATTTATTGCAACAGCAGCTTTAACGTTGGTAACAGCGTTTGATGTTTTATCTCCAATATTGGGAAATATGAAAAGTGATTATGAAAAATTAAATGAGAGTCAAGAAAAAGAAATTAATTCCATGCAAAAAGAAGCAGATAGTCATAAAACTTTAGCTTCTCAATATGAAGAAAATATTCAAAAAGCCGAACAATTGATAGATTCTAGAAATAAATTGGAAGAAAGTTCTTCTTCATTAGCTGATACAGACAGTAAAAAGATAGATATAAATACTTCTATTATTGATTCTGAACAACAATTAGGAGCAATAATTGGTCAAGAAGCACTAAATAAACTTAGAGCAGCAGGGTTTAGTCAAGAAGCAACTAATATTGTGATTCAAGCTCTTCAACAAAAACAAGACGCTGAAAAAAAAGCTTGGGATAATTCCAATGAAATAGTTTCTAATGCGACTGAAAATTTAAAAAGAAATATAGTTTCGCAAATAGAACAGGTGCAAGGAGCCATTAAAGTTTATACTGTGTGGGGAAAAATCCAAGAAACGTTTTTGGCAACAAGAAAAAAACTTGACCAATTTGACTATGACAAATCTAGTTTTCTTTATAATCTTACTGGTAATCAAGGATTTAAAGACCAGATGGATGCAGCACAAGGCGCTTTAACATATGACAATATGCAAGCATCTGAACTTTATTTTACTGAGCAACAAAATGAAATTGGAAGACTATTAAATCAAGTTCAATCCTTAGGAGGAACAAATAGTTCTTCTGGAGTAAGCAATATACCATCTCAAACTTCTGCTGGTTCGTCTTCAGGTTCATCTGGAAGTGGTTCTTCATCTTCTTCTGTAACAGCTCCTAGTTATGAAGATCCGACCGCCGCAATTATAAATTCTATTAATCTCCAAAATCAGCTCACTAAGGCCAAAGGAGATACAATAAAAGCTCAACTTGATGAGGCTAAAACTGAAGGAAATTCAGCTCTCCAAATGCAAAAAACAAATGAACTTATCGCTAACCAAATCACAGAGCAACAACAACTCTCTGCTGCGAATGATCAATTAGCCGCCCAAGTAAATCCATATGAACGTCGAGACTGGGTTGACGCTAATGGAGAACTCACTGCTGAATACTACCGTGTATTTAACTCCTCATCTGCTGAAGCACAGAAAAATCTTTCTACAGAAGCAACAAAACTTCAAGATGTTCAAAAAGCTATAAAATCCAACATTGATGCTATCTCTTCCCTTAATGAATCAATCTTAGCAGAGCGTAATACTGAAGCTGATGATATGATTGATCTCTATAAAAAAGCATATCAAGAGCAAAAAGATATATCTACGGCAGTCGAAGATGAGCGTCATACTAAAGTAATGAACAATCTAGACGCTGAGATTAAAAAACTTGATGATAAAGCTACAGCAGATTCTTATAATAAAAACTTAGCTAAATCTCAGTCTGATGCACAAAAGATTCAGAATGAAATTAATGTTCGTAAAAGTGATACTTCTCCAGAAGGATTAAAGAAACTCCATGATCTTCAACAGCAACTAGCAGATTCTAATTCAGCCATAGCAGATACTCAATCTCAACATGATTTAGATTTGCGAAAAAAATCTCTTGATGATCAAAAAACTGCTGAAGATGCCAAGACTGCATTAAATAAAAAAACTATTGATGATACATATACTGAATTAGTCAATAGTGAACAAAAATGGGCAGATATTAGACAACAAATTATCAGTGGTAATGTTGCAGGTATTAAAACTGAGTTAATTAATTTTGTTAATGATTTTGCTAAGATAAATCAAGATAGAGCTAAAGATATTGGTGTTAGTTTTCAAGCGTTGATAAGTTTGATGAATCAGGTTAATGCTGCTTCTGGTGGATTATCTACTGTGTCGGTTTCTTCCTCATTGCCTCATTTTGCATCTGGTGGACAATTGACTGGTTCGTTCAGTGGTGGAAAATTATCCGTTTTGCATGAGAAAGAACTTGTATTGAATAAGATGGATACGTCCAATTTATTACAAGTTATTAATACAACGAGAGATATTGCTAAAAATTTTATGCCTAATATCCAAATGCCTAAGTTTACAATGCCCAATTTGAATCCTTCTCTTGCAGGCGCAGGTGGAATAGCAATTAATCTCAATATAGCTAATCTTAATAATACAACCGTCAAAGAAGCACAAAATTTTGCAGGTATGATTACCAATGAATTAGCCAAAAAGGGTATTATTCGAAGATAAAACATAAATAAAATAATTGTGGGAGAGGTGATTTTATATACCTCTCCCCTTCTATGTCCATTTAAATTAATAATCAATCTTTAGAGTAGATAGGTTAAGGTAGCTCCTTGGCTGATAAGTACAACTCCTCGTACTTCTACTCTATTTCTATATGTTTTTTGAGGAGGAAGATTATGAGAGGAGAATTGATGTGTTAGTTTTACCACAAACTGTAATGTTACAATGGGCGGGGTCTGCCAAAAAAATTTATACAGAAAAGGGATATAAATATACGGGTCGTTTTAAATATTTTGAGGTAGATGTCTTAGATTTGGCAGAAGGTAGTCATGCTTCTGTTTTAGTGATTTGTGATTACTGTGGAGCTGAACATTCTAAAATGTATAAAAGTTATATTGCTAATAAGAAAAAAGACATAATAAAGAAAGATTGTTGTAAAGAATGTCAAAATGATAAATATAAAGAAAGTGTTTTATTTACATATGGAATAGAGAATACTTTTCAACTTGCAGATATAAAAAATAAGATTAAAAAAACAAATTTTAAAAATCTCGGATTCAATTATCCCTCGCAAAGTCCATTAGTACAAGAAAAAATAAGAAAAAAATTATTTAATAACGGAACAGCTCCTTGCAGTAAACAGCAAGCATATTTACATAGTGTTCTAGGAGGTGAGTTAAATTTTCCGTTTGGAAGTATTTCATTAGATATCGCTTTCCCAGACGAAAAATTATACATTGAATATGATGGTGGAGGTCACTTATTAAGTGTGATGCATGGAATAGAAACTATGGAGCAATTTAATCGAAGAAATATAAATAGATGGTATTTATTAAAAAGAAAAGGGTGGAAAGCTATAACTATTATTTCTAAAAAAGATTTTCTTCCTTCAAAAGAAAAGATACTTGAAATCATAGAATTCGCAAAAGAATATCTAAATAAAGATCATTCATGGATTGAATTTGATATTGATAATAAAAATATATACTGTACTAGTAATGATCTTTATTTAGATTTTGGAAAAGTATATAAAATAATCAATAAATAAAATAATATATGAGGAGGTGATATAAATACATGACAATTAGCCAGTGCTTATTTTTTACATATGACGGAATTAACTCGCAAGATTATGGAATAATTAATTGTACAATTGATCAAGGATTGTATACTGAACCTTTTATAAGTAGTAGATCTATTATTGAAACAGCAATTCGCGGGAGAGATAAGAAATATTTTCAGCGCACCGTACCCGAGCATTTGCAGTTTTCTCTTACTTTCGCTTTTCAAGATAATTTTGATAGAGACAAACTTCGAGAAGTATCTCGTTGGCTTAATCAACCTTTTTTTGTTCCATTAATATTTTATGATAGTCCTACCATGTCTGGAGAGGAGACAGTATATTATGCCTTATATGTTGATTCTCCGAATATTGTGCATACGGGTTATGGAACTGGTTACATAACAATCAATTTTCATACCTCGGCTCCTCATGGCTATTCTCCTGTATACAAAACTCCATCTACAACAATTTATGAATATTTCCTCTCTCCTTGGCAACCAATGCCTATGCCAACAAATGTTGAGTTTGAGAATGCTGGAGATATATCCATAAAACCGATTTTTATTATTAGAACATTTATTCCTAGATTTACAATTATCAACTTGAATAATTCTGGACAGAAATTGAAGTTTGATGATTTATCACCCAATGAGGTACTGACAATTGATGCAGAGAATGAAATTATAACGTCAAGTGTTTCTGGTGTGTATCGATATAATAATATGTCTCAAGATAGTACATTCATTTCTATGGTAGTTGGTGTGAATACGATTCAAATGGTCGGGAATTTTGAGTTTCAAATAAAGTACGAAATGAAATATCTCGTATAAATAAAATATAATAATTTTCTTATAAGGAGGTTTATTAATGGCAGATATAGTTACAGCAGAAATTTTTAGAAATGAAAAAGGAGACCCCACTTCTCAGTATTATAATACAACTACTACACCACCAGAATTTCAACCAGCACAAGGAAATAATGGTGCGGTTTATGTAGATGTAAAAACAAGTGTATTACCTGCGGGCGCAAGCACCAGTGTAAAACAGGATTCGATTATTTCTTATGTCGATGGAATTGAAGGAGCATTAGCAACACTAATTGCTAAAGATTTTGCAACTCAAACAACTTTGGCGGCTTTGTTAGCAAAGGTAATTGCCGCGCCAGCCACAGAAGCGACATCCGCCGCAATTCTTGCTAAAATAATTGCTTCCCCTGCAACAGAAGCAACATTAGCATCGATTAAAGATACTTCTGGTATTAAAAAAATCACAGATGCTCTTCCTGCTGGTTCCGCAATTCTTGGTAAGGTTGGAATCGATCAGACAGCAGGACAAAACATAGTTCTTCTTGGGGCAGGAACATCAAACATTGGAGATGTTGATGTATTAACTCTCCCCTCTCTTGTTGCTGGTTCAGCATTAATTGGAAAAGTTGGTATTGACCAAACATCAGATGCTGTGACAAACAGAACGGTGTCAAAAATCTCCCAAATTGCAGGAGAAAACATTGTTTCAGTGTCTTCTCTCCCCTCTGCCACATGGACAATAACTCAAGATAGTTCAGCAAATACAGCACAAACATTAACTAAAACGGCAGTAGCAGGTCAAAAACATTATATTACTTCAATTGAAGTTGTAATTAGTGGAGCAGTAGTTGGTGCATCAGATGTAAATATTTTACTTAAAGATGGTTCGACCACAAAATGGAAACAGATAATCGGGACGACTTCGGCAAGAGGAACTAGAGTAACTATAGATTTTGCGAATCCAATCCAAATGTCTGTGAATTCTACATGTACTTTAAATATAGATGCAGCAGGAGCAAGTTGTATTACAACTGGTAATATCGCAGGATTCACTCAATAAATATAATTAACTAAATATATAATTTTAGAACAGATAGATTGAATTAGCTATTCAATTGATAAGCAAAACTCCTCTGCTTCTGTTCTATTTTCATACACTTTTTGAGGAGGTTTAGGAGGAGAATAAGAAATAATGAAAAGCAGAAAATATACCATAGAAGAAGTAAGGAAAATTATCGAAGAAAAAGGGTATATCCTAGTTAGTGAAATATATATCAACGTAGATGAGAAGTTAATTATTAAAGATAGATTGAATTATTTTTATTTAATCAGTTTGTATAATATTAGAAAAAATCATCCTGATCGTTTTAGTAAATATAATCCATATACAATACAAAATATAAAACTATGGTGTAAATTGAACAACAAACCATTTGAATTGATAAGTGAATTATACGAAGGAAATAAAATAAATTTAAAATGGCAGTGTTTAGAAGAAGAATGTGGAGAAATATTTGAAACAACTTGGAATTCAATTTTAAGAAAAGAAGGTTGTGGATATTGTAGTAATCCTTCTAAAAAAGTAGGAATATCTAATTGTCTAGCTACTAAAAGACCAGATTTGGCAAAAGAATGGCATCCTACATTGAATATTTTAACTCCTTATGATGTTACTTGTT